AATAATGGAATTTTTACCAATTTACATTGTGTTGGAGTTACTGCTCCTACTTCCCCATATTCCCCTGCGATAATAGTATCTAATGTATCGTAATCAAGAATGGAAACTATTGATAATGCTATTTCTCTTAATTGAGCATTTGCTTTCTTTTGAGGTCTCCTTGAACCTAACCCAATAGTTTTATCTACATTTAAATTATTTTTAACTTCCATACTGAAACTATTCTGAATAGTATTCTCTTTATCAAGAGTTTGACCATTCAACACTTTTGCCACTTCATCTCCTAACCATGCTTTTACATCATAAAACATTAAAGGAATAGCACTTTTGACTTCTAATTTTTCATATTCTGAAGCATCAATTTTATCAAATGATTCATCTTTGTAAATCCAATCATTACTGAAAGTCATATACTCATCAGATACTTCAATTTTCAAAGTATCTAAAATAAGACCTACAATTTGTTTTTGGAATAAATCATAAGTTTGAATTGCAGAAAAGCTTGCTAAATCTTTACCTTCTCCACCATAAAATTCATGAATATTTGTATCACCATCTTTGGTATAAACATACTGATCTAACAATGCTCTAAAGTAATGTCCTACTCTTTGAAGATCTACTTTTCCTTCAACAGTACCAGTTGGCTTCATTACACCTGCTCTCGCATTTTTATAACTTCTTGAACCTCCACTAGTAAGTGTAGGGTCATCATTTAATTTAAAATCAGCAGAATCCACTTCTTGATGGAAATCAGGAATATAATTATCCCAATCTACTTCCTCACCATATTCTTTTTCCATTTTTAAACCGAATACTCTTAATCCCATAAATATCTCACCTTAATATTATCCAGTTATTCTTCTACAACTTAACCAATCAAAAATCCAATTAAAATCAAAAATAATCCTAGTAGCAGGAACACTTTTATTTTTCCCTGCAATATTTACTCCTTCCCCAACAGGATAAATAGCATTAAATTCTACATTTGTGAATAATCTTTGACTAGTATCTTCAGGAATTTTAACTTTATTAAAATTTTTAAGAATACTTGCCCCTACACGAGTAGCGAGATTATCACTTAAAATTTGTGCTTTACTTAAATCAACATCATAAGCACAACAAACAAATTCAAAAGTAGTCTGCACTTGTTGTTTATTACTTAAATTATGTGTTTTGCCAGGTTGAGGAATTGTTGGGTGTTCCCACACCCAAATTACAGGAGGATTTTTAGATTCCTCACTTAAAAAATGTTTAATATAAGAATTAACATCACTTAAAATTCCTTCAGGAGTTATTTCTACTTCTAAATAATTCCATACAGATTTTGTAATGATATCCTTCTGTTTAATAATATTAACCATAATTCTCAATCTATCCTAGAAACTGCAATATTTAACAATTCTTGTAATCTATTTCCAGTTTCTTCAATGCTTTTTTCAACAAATCGTTTAGGTTTTATTCCTCCAACTTCCATAGTTTTTGGTTTTCTTTTAAGAGGACCATAACTATATGTTCCATCATTTTGGAAAATCGCATAATAAGTAGCATTTTGGAAAACTAACCTTCCAGTTCCTATATCACGATTCCATGCTCCTATTAACCTTCCTTCTTTTACTGGACTATGTATCATTAAATTTCTATACATTTCCTGCCCAATTAAATCAAGAAATGGAGGAATAACTTCTGGTACACGATTTTTAAAATCTTCTGATAATGAAATAGTAATATTAACTGGCATATTTTTAATCTCCTGTTATTGCAAAGAAATCAATTGGGTCAGAAATATTACTATGCTCTTTAACAAAAGGTTCTAAATCAGATTTCAATTTATTACTGAAGATACTCATATCTAATATTTCTGTACTCCAATCATTGACTTGAACTATTGGTGTTTCTTTCCTTGCTTGACTTAAAGCAACCATATTAGCAGTAATACGGATACAAACATTTTTCACAGCAGGAGGAAGATTTTCATCTGAATATGTCCTATTAATATATGAATTAATTAAACTTTCTGATTGAGTAATCCAATCAGAAAGAATTTCATCTAATTTAGAATCATCATCTTGATTTAAACCAATACTAATAGGTTTAACTCCAGTAAAATTTTTTATTTCTTCCGGAGTACAATATGCCATAAAATACTCCCCTAGGATACCTGTTGATTATCTTGTTCTACTGCAGGTAGTAAGATTATAGTGAATGATAGGTTATTTGCAGACACTACAATAGTTTCAGTTTTTTCAACATAACCTTCTTTAGTAACTGTTACAGTATACTCTTTTGCGGTTAAACCAGTGAAATTACAACCTCCTGCTTCTCCAGTAGTTCTTGTTGTTTCCCCAATAACTACAGTTGCTCCAGTTACTGGATTTTCCCCATCAGTTACATCTATATGAATATCGTATAATTCTTCTTCAGGAGGTACTCCATTTACTTCTTCAGAAGATACTCCATTTATAGCATCTGCAATAAGATTCCACTTTCTTTCTTTACTCATTCTTTCTTTAACAGTTAAATCGTTCCATCTTGGAAAAGTCATATATTCAACCTCCTAAATTTTAGACTTTATGGTCTTGTGGTAATTCTTTTGCTTCTGCTAAACTGATTTTTGAAGTTACAATATATTCTGGGCGATAGTAACCTACATCTCCTCTCATACGATACCAGTATTGTGTTAATTCTTCTTCAACAATCCTTTTTGGTTCGATGGAAATATCTTTGTAGATACCATATGCCATATTTTTAGGGTCGCATAAGAAACTTGTTGCACTGTTATCTAATGCTCTACCTTCTTCATCATCGAGAGTGACTACTGGTACGATAGGAATATTTTTATATCTTAAAATTGGGTCATATCCTACTTGAGTAGAATCTCCTAATGGAGTACCACGAGATTTTAATAAATTCCTGTATGCATCTTCCACTTCAAATGGAACAAAATAACTTAAACTTGCCCTATTTTGTCTTGCTCTTTTTGGAAGAGCATATAACATTGCATCAAACATTGATTCGATAGTATTATCTAAATCAAAATCTTCTCCACTATTAAATCCAGTAGATTTAAGTTTAATTCCTGCTTTTTTAATCCACCCATCAGTAGTAGATAATAATTTATTATTAGCATAAGGGATAGTGGTATCTGCAAAGATTGCCCAATATTCAAGATCTTCTCCTATCCTTTCTCCCATCATTTGAAGTAAAGTTTGTTCAAATGATTCCTGTTCAATATTATCTTCTTTATCATCATCGTTGATTTCACACAATGCTTTTAATTTTTTAGCATCTAACTCTTCAGGAGTAAATTCAACTTGTGCAGGAGTAATGTCAGGATTGGTTTCTCTATCAAGTCCATTGTTAGCATTCTTGTATCCTGCTTCTAATACTCTTCCTGTTAAACCTACTTTGGTTAAAATATATTTGTAAGATTTCATTAATTTGAAATCTGCACGAGATAATAAAGTTTGAGGTAAAGTAGCATAACGAAGGAAAGTACCCATTTGTTCAGGTTGTAATAATGCTTTACCTGCACTCATATCTGCTCTCATTCCTTTGAACACAGCTTTTTCTTGTTCATTTACAATCTCATCTAAAATAGTAGCATTACTCATAAATATCACACATTTAGTCTATTTTGGTTACTCTTGAACCACTAATATCACGTTTCATAGATTTCATTACGATTTCAGTTGTAGATTTCATACTATTTTCAGGAGTATGATTTCCAACTTTTAATCCTTTACTTGAACCTTTTTTCTTTTTATCTTCATCATCTTCTTCCTCTTCTTCTTCATTATTAGAAGAAGCAGTTCCACCTTCTTCTTCCTCTTCTTCAGTAGTAGAGGAACCTTCATCTTCTTCCTCTTCTTTCTTTTTGGCTTTTGTTACAATTTCATCAAATTGGGAAACTTTTTCAGATAAAACTTCTTCTATTGCTTCAGTATGTGCTTTAAATGCAGATTCCAATTCATCTTTGGTAACATATTCAGGTTCTTCTTTTGGTTTAAAACCAAAATCTTTTAAACTTTTTTTAACAATATCCATTATTCCTTTTTCAGTTAATTTTTCATCTTCAGGCATTTTCTCACCTTTTTTACTAACATTACATATTTTAGCACTACCCACACAAGGAACAGGAACAAGACTAATTGCAAACCCCACAGGGTCATTTAAATCTTTAATTAATTTCCCTTCACTTTGCTTCATAGATGATTCTAAAATATCTTTATATTTATCTGCTAAATCACGAGGTAAAGCAGTAATACTATAACCATTTAATTCTCCTTTTAACACTCTCTCTTGTGTGGCTTCATCAGTTATCTTTGATTTAACAAACCATGTTCCAACAGGATATTTATTAATTGACCCATCTACTGCTTTTAAAGTAACAGGAATAGGTGTAAGATAAGATTCAACAGGTTTTCCCACAGTTTGTTTAGTTACAAGAACATCATGGTCTTTTTCAATGAAACCATAATTAGAAAAAGAGTGTGCGAAATCACGAACTTGCTTTACTGATAATGGAGTTTCACCTCTACAGTAATCGCAGTCTTTTTCGCCAGGTACTAAAACAGGAGCAGTTACATATACTGCTTTATCCGATTTTATTACTGCATCAATCATACGAATACAAATACCTCTATTTTTCTACTACTCCATTTCATTATGCTTTTTTAAAATAAGATTATTCGAGATAATAAGAAAATAAATTTTTTTTATAAAGAATTGTTTTCGCAATCGCGGTAGTGATGAACAAAGATTCTATATTGATTATTTTTCAGAAATTTAATATGGACAAAATTTAAAATAAGAACAATGAAAGATTCCCTATAAAAAAATATTGTACTTATTATCTCTTCATTATATACTCTAATCAAATAGGATAACTGAAAAAGCACGAAACTATTAAAAAAGTGGCGAGACTCCTAGGAGGCACAACGATTTTATACTAGTTTCGGTGGAAAAATAGGTTAATTAGTTAAAAAAAGAAGGTTTAAAGCCGAATTAATCGGCAACACTATATATATTCTACATCATCATAATGAAACGATTCAACTATTTTTTCTTCATCACAATCCTCAATGGGAGTGAATGTATATTGTGAAGGAATTATTATTCTTTCTTTTCTAATTACTCTATCTTCTCTTGAGATAATTATTCGTTCATTTTGAGACCAGTCATAGCTAATTTCCAACTCTTTATCTAAATTAGGTATTTTAATGTTATAACCTACATATATAGGAATTTGTACAGGAGAGGTCATTCTTTCACTTCCTTAAATATATTCCCTTTCTTAACAACCTCATATGTTTGAGGAAAATATAATGTATTCTCAACAGTATATTCTCCTAATTTAATGAAATTTAATTGATTGTTTATTAATTTGAGTGTTAATTCAGTATTAGAGTACTCTTTAAGATTTGGTTCATTTATTTGATATTGTGTTACTTTTGTATATTTTCCAAGACAACATAATGTTTTAGTAGTACATTTTTCATCTTCAAACCATTCTACTAATACATATTCATTATCCGTATTTGGGATATGTATCAAATCTGCATACCATTTTAATGGAATTTTAACTTTACTCATATTAAACAAACCTCTCTATAATAATATTTAGTTTTTTACCTATTTAATCCCACTGGATATTCATTATTTTAAATTATCCTCAAATTTAAGTTTTAAATATTCTTCATATTTCCCATCTGTTAAATCACTTAATTTAAATTGATAACTGGGTACCCCATTATGTTCTATACTATTTTTGACCGAACTCCCATCATAATCTCGTATTATATTATATTTTTTAAGAAATGATCTGATATTCTCATATTTTTCATATTCTTTAAATAACTCATCAATATAATTATAAGTATTAGGATAATTATCTTTAAACCATTTTCTATTCTTAGAATAGGCTTCAATACACTCTGCCCAAGCTTCAGTCAGTTCAGGAGCAGTAAGGTTCCCATAATTATCTAAATATCTTTTATTACGAGCATATGCAGTAATCCATATTTTATCACTATTATTCTTTATAAAATTATGGTCTTCTTGAGGATTATGACTCCCTGTGGGTCTCTCTGTTTTTATAATACTCCCTCTCCTTCTGAGACGATGGTCTAATTTCATTCTTTTCTCAAACTCTTTATCCCCTGAAAAAAGATATCTACCAAATATTTTATCAATATTATGTCCTACTTCGTGGAAAATAGTACTATTAAACCTCTTCCAATCTTCAAGAACATTATGATTTGTGTTTTTTAATATGACCACATTACCATTATATGTACTCCATCCCCCACTGTCCAATATATGAGTCTCCTGATTACTAAAAATTATTTTTTTCGTACTATCCTTGAATAATTTACCATTGGATTCTATTATTTTTTTAATATTAGTAGGTGTGAAATAAGTATTGTCTAATTCTTTAGATAAATATATTTTATAATGGGTGTCTTTAAAGGAGTATACATAAAATTCTTCCATCCTCCCATTTACCTTCCCAGTTCCGTGGAATCCATTTAATCTAAAATCTATAATTCTTTCTTTAATAGATATAATATCTGTATCCCTAATAGATTCCTGAAGTAAATTGAATTCAGGTTCATCCAATTCAAATAAATCCCCATTAGTATAATCTTCCAATAATAATTCATACCTCTCTTTTTGTTTAGGATTTAATCTTTTTAAATCAATTGATTTAATTTTTTGCTTAGGAAGTACTTTTGGGAAATATTTATTTATAAACTTTAATAGATTCTCTTCTCTAAATCCTACACCTTCATTTTGCCTCATTCTTACAAATACGCTTTTAAATTTATTAAATAAACTTTCTGTGAATCCATAATCTTCTTTTAATTTTTTTAATGCCTTTGTTTTTGTCAAACCTTTTAATTCTTCTTCTAAACGCTTTAAATTATAATCATCTAACAGATAATCGAAAACTTCTCCCCACTGTAATTCTACATATTCTAATTTCTCTGCCCATTTCGTATTATTAACTTCAAAACCAATTATCTCTTTGAAATTATTATAAAAATTTAAATCTTCATACGAAATTATGTCCGCATAATAATCTTCAAGGACAGATTCGAACTTTTTGAGCATCTCATCAAATTCTGCATCAGTCATATTTTTCGCTTCTTCAATACTTATTCTTGGTTTATAAGAATGCATTTGATTATAAAATGGATCATCTCCACTCCATTTCTCAATTAATTCAGTTACTCTTTCTTGGGATACTTTTTCTTTTATTTTTAATTGAGATTTTAATTGTTGCTTATATCTCCCACTTAACAAGTCATCAACACTAAACTTTTTCAAATTTTGATTTGCGGTTGGATTCGGTATCAAATCAGATTCACGATACCTTGCTCTGCCAGGTGGGAACATCATACCAAATGGAGGTATGTAAGGGATATCTACACATCTACAATTTATCCATTCTTCGATTGCTCCATTTTTATCTCCAGGATATTTTAATCCATTACGGAATGTGCTTCCTCGTGGGATAATTTCTAAATGGACATCACGATGTGTTCCTCTTGTCCTTTCATCTATATGTGCTAACCATTGAGTATATTCTACTCCTAATTCATCGTATTCTGCTTGTATTCCTAATTCTTGGGCAGTATGTGTTTCTGTTCTTGCGATTCTTTTTGCTTCATATCCTTTTAGTTGAGAGAATTTATGTTGTATTGCTTTTCCAGTATCTTCAATACCATTTCCGAGAAAATATTGGTCAGATAATATTTCATTAATTTCTTGTGTTACTCTATTCATAGTTTTTTCAGATGCAACGAAATTATTTTCAAATAATTCTTCGGATACTGTTTTGCTAATTCCAAATAATGAATTATCTTTAGATATATCAGTAAATTTAACATGATAACTGTCAGAAGGCAATTTTGTTCTTGTAGATATTGCACTTTTAATTTGACTTCCTTCTATATTACTCCAATGAATTTTCTTTATTTTTCGTAATGGGTCACTATTATAAAAATAGTCTGTATCTGCTTTTGCAGAATATTGTCTTTTCTTTAAAGCATAATCATACCTTCTTTTTGCTACCTGTTTACCTTTTTCATATACTGGTGTTAATTCTTTATTTAATAATTCATAGTAGTCATCTTTTAAAAGGATGGTAGGTTCGCTAATTTTAGATAGTTGGAAACTAAAACTAATATGTCCCCATTGTTCTTCAAGATTTTTTAATACTTCTTTTTCAAGTCTAGCGAAGAATTTGGATACCTGCTTTGCAATTTTAGTTTCGAGTCTTGAGAATGTTCTTGATTCTTTCTCCAAAATTTGCATTTCCTTTTTGGCTACTGTTGTCAGTGATGCCATTCTCATCAATGTTTCCTTCTTCGCTTCCATTATCATCTACCTTTTCTGCTTCTTTAATTAATTCATTACTTACATTGTTTAACATATTTTCTCCTTCAGGAGAATAAGTTTCAAACATTTTACTTAATGGTTGTCCTTTGATAAAGTATTCATCGAGGTAAGGATTATCCTCTTCTGCTTTTAATCCAAATCTGTCTCCAATATAGTTGATTATCTGTCTTGGAGTGATACTTCCCATATCGAATAATTTTACGATACTGTCTATATCTCTTACATCGTTTCTTTGGTCTATATTGG